CATGGCCGACCCTACGGGTATTCTCGACGCTGGAAAGGTCGCTAACGCCGGTGCCGGCCGGTCGCCCCGCGACGACGACAAGATGGCGACCATGCGCAGCCGTCTCCAGATGGCGATGGCGGCCTATTCGGACAGCCGCGAGGACGAGTTGGACGATCTGCGCTTCATGGCAGGCTCGCCCGACAACCAGTGGCAGTGGCCAGCCGACGTGCTGGCGACCCGTGGGGCGGTGCAGGGCCAAACGATCAACGCGCGGCCGTGTCTGACCATCAACAAGCTGCCCCAGCACGTCCGTCAGGTCACAAACGAGCAGCGCCAGAACCGCCCGTCGGGTAAGGTCATTCCGGCTGACGACAACGCCGACGTGCAGGTCGCCGAGGTGTTCAACGGCATCGTGCGGCACATCGAGTACATGTCGGACGCCGACGTGGCCTACGACACGGCCTGCGACAATCAGGTCACGTATGGCGAGGGCTATATCCGCCTGCTGACCGAGTATTGCAACGACGAGACGTTCGATCAGGACATCCGCATTGGCCGTGTGCGCAACGCCTTCAGCGTCTACATGGACCCCACGATCCAAGACCCCTGCGGCGCGGACGCCAAGTGGTGCTTCATCACTGAAGACATCCTTAAGATCGAATACGAAGAGATGTTCCCCGACGCCACACCCGTCAGCACGCTGCTGGCGCAGGGCGTCGGCAATGAGAGCATGGCGCAGTGGTTGGCCGAAGACACCATCCGCATCGCCGAGTATTTCTACTACGAAACCGAGCGCGCCACGCTTCACCTGTATCCGAACAACCAGACGGCGTTCAGCAAGACGCCGATGGATAAGCAGCTTATGGCGCTGTACGGGAAACCCATCCGCACCCGCGACGTGAACCGCAAAAAGGTCATGTGGATGAAGACCAACGGCTTTGACGTGCTCGAAGAGCGCGAATGGCCGGGCAAGTGGATACCTGTCGTCCGAGTCGTCGGAAACGAGTGGGAAGTCGAAGGCCGTCTGTATATCTCGGGCCTCGTGCGCAACGCCAAGGACGCGCAGCGCATGTACAACTATTGGACCAGCCAAGAGGCAGAAATGCTCGCGCTGGCACCCAAAGCACCCTTCATTGGCTATGGCGGCCAGTTCGAAGGCTACGAGATGCAGTGGAAGACCGCCAACACAACCAACTGGCCGTATCTGGAGGTCAATCCCGACGTGACGGATGGCGCGGGTAACGTCCTCCCACTCCCGCAACGCGCGCCGCCGCCGTTGCCCCAGACTGGCCTGATCCAAGCCAAGATGGGGGCTGCTGACGACATCAAGGGCACCACGGGCCAGTATGACGCCTCGCTGGGCATTGGCGGCAACGAGCGGTCGGCCAAGGCCATCACGGCCCGCGAGAAGCAGGGCGACGTGGGCACCTACCACTACGTCGATAACCTCGCCCGCGCGGTCCGCCACCTGACGCGCCAGATCGTCGATCTGATCCCGAAGATTTACGACACCCAGCGCGTTGCGCGGATTATCGGCGTCGATGGCGAAGTCGATATGGTCAAGTTTAACCCCGCGCAGCCCGAGCCGGTCAAGGAAGTCCGCGATCAGATGACCGGCGCGATCATCGAGAAAATCTACAACCCCGGCGTCGGCACCTACGACGTGATGGTCACGACGGGTCCGGGCTACATGACCAAGCGCCAAGAGGCGCTGGACGCGATGAGCCAGATTTTGCAGGGCAACCCGCAGCTTTGGGCGGTCGCCGGCGACCTGTTCATCAAGAACATGGACTGGCCGGGCGCGCAGGAGATGGCGCAGCGGTTCAAGAAGATTTTGGACCCCAAGGTGCTGTCGGAGGGCGACCAGTCGCCCGAGATGATGGCGGCCCAGCAGCAGATCGAGGCCATGACGCAGGAGTTGAACCGCGTCACGGACATCCTGCAAAACATTCAGGACAGCACCGAGCAGCAGAAGGCCGAGATCGACCGCTACAAGGCCGAGATCGACGCCTACAACGCCGAAACCAAGCGCATCGCCGCCGTCCAGCAGTCCATGACGCCCGAGCAAATTCAGGACATCGTCATGGGCACCATTGCTGCGGCGCTCGACACGGGCGACCTGATCGACGGACCGCCTGAGATGCGCGAAATGCCGATGGAACAGGAAATGCCGCCGCAAATGCCAATGGAAGGCGAAATGCCGCCCGAAATGCCGCCTGAAGGGATGATGTGATGAAGTGCGCTGATTTTGTCGGAATGATGTTTCTGGCGCGGGATGTCGCTCACTCAGCGCACCTGAACACGCGCAGCTACGCCAAGCACGTCGCGCTGAACGAGTTTTACGACGGCATCATCGACCTCGCGGACAAGTTCGCCGAAGCCTATCAGGGCAAATACGGCCTGATCGGCCCGATCTCGCTCATGTCGGCCAAGAAGACCAACAACGTGGTCGAGTTTCTTGAGGGTCAAGTCGACGACCTGATGGAAATGCGGTATAAGGTCGTCGATAAGGATTGCACGCCGCTTCAGAACATCATCGACGAGATTTTCGGGCTGTATTACAGCACGCTCTACAAACTGAAATTCCTCGCATAAGGACGCGCAATGGTTGCTCTTTCATCTCTTGGCGGCGCCGGTTGGCAGTTCTTTGATGCTAATGGCGTCCCTTTGGCCGGCGGAAAGCTGTACACGTACGCGGCGGGAACTACCAATCCGGCGGTCACGTACACCGCCAGCAGCGGGGCGCCCGGCACTGAAAACGCCAACCCGATAATTCTGGACAGCGCCGGCCGCGTTCCGCAAGCGATTTGGCTACCTAACGCAACCTCGTATAAATTTGCGCTAACGACCGCTACCGATGTCCCGGTATGGACCAAAGACAACATCCCCGGAATTTTCGCCGATAAAATACTGACTTTTAGCGACGTAACAGGTTCGCTTAATGCAGACCGCGTTGATTATGACCCGCCTTTCACCGGCGCCGTTACGAGTGGCTACACGGTAGAAGACCGTTTAGCCCAAAGTGTATCTGTTAAAGACTTCGGCGCGGTTGGCGACGGCGTAGCTGATGACACGGCTGCCATTCAGGCTGCGATCGATAGCTTCGCATCCGGTCAGGGGACGGTTTATTTCCCCAAGGGAACCTACCTTGTCGCCAGCACCATTACCATTGACCAAGATCGTGTCAATCTGATCGGCGCAGGCCAGTGGGTGACGCAGATCAAGTTCCAGCCTACTGCTGACGACATTTGCTTCTTCTTTGGTAAAGGCGGCGAGGGCAATGTTGACGCGGGGATTATTGTGCAGTGTTCGCTGCGCGGTATGTCTTTCACCTCGACCAACACCACAAACAAGAAAACCGCCATCGAGCTGAAGGACATCTCGCTTTTCAACTGCGAAGAGGTTAGCATCGGCTCCACAACCCAGTGGGTCGGGAACGGCTCCATTGGTGTGCGCGTGCGTGGCCGCGAAGGCTCGTCGTTCCGCAACATGGTGGTTCAGACTAACCGCCCATTCGTGTTCGCGGTTAACACCAGCTTTCCGTCGATCTGCTTGGACCAGTTTAACTTCCACAACATCTTCACTGCTTGCCGTGGGCATTTTGAAACAGCCCCTGTCTACAACGAAACGCATTTCTTCTTTGAGCCGGGGGCCAACTTCTCAAATGTGTCTTTTACTGGTTTTCAGTCTTGGAACCGCGGAAAGAATGGCTTGTATTACGACAACAGCGCGACCGCAGCAGCTGGCGCGTCGTATTCGATGAGCATTCAGAATGTCCGATGGGAGGGTACATTTGGGGATGATGACACTGGGTATGCGTTTTATTTCAACCACGGGTCAACAAGCTATGCTGACGCCATCTTGATTGAAAATGCGTACATCGGCGAAATCGGCAACGGATATTATTTCCGCCGCTGCGCTGGCGTGACTTTGCAAAATAATATCTGGGGCAGAGCGACTGGGGAGGCGCTAAACATAGCCACAGTTCTGGGCAATGAGTTTCTACAGATCGTCAACTGCTTCTGGCAGACTGGGGCTACAGCTTCGATTGGGTCTAGCTTTGCGGCTATCAACGCGATCCGCGCTGATAACACATCCGCGGTCTATCGCTCGGCGATTTACAGCGCATCGCAAGGTCTTGACCGCCGGGACATGATCGCCGGCGTCCCCGTCAATCAGGGGCGTATTGATATTGCCGCCGCTGATCCGACCGTTGTCACTCTGCCTTTGGACGCGACAGCCACTGTTGTCGGCACATTGACGGATAGCCGGGGCAAGTTCGCCATTGTCGGGTTTAATGTCGTTGCTAAAACCACGACCTTGATTTACGACGATGGCACATGGAGTGTGGCTCAAGGTACGGCGGCAAAGCTGAACGTCTATTGGGATGCAGGCTCAACATCGTGGAAGCTAGAAAACAAGACCGGCATCAGCCGCTCTATGTATTTTCAGGCGCTCGGCTCCAACCAGTAAGGGACAACCAACATGGCGAACCGATATTGGGTTGGAGGAAGCGGAACGTGGGACGCCGCGAATACCGCTAACTGGGCAGCGTCAAGCGGCGGGGCTGGCGGTCAAAGTGTACCGACTGCCGCAGATGCTGTTTTCTTTGATGCAGCATCTGGCGGCGGAACTTGCACCATCGGTGCTGTCGTGCCGTGCCTCACCCTGAATCTGACTGGCTACACCGGAACACTAGCGTTTGGCACAAACAAAGTTGAGATTGCTGGAAACGCGGCGACTATCTTTACACAGACCACATCATGCAGCGTATCGGGCACTCCGGTCATTGACCTGACTTATGCGGGCGCGACGGGGACGCGGACGATTGTTGCTACAAGCATTGCCGCTGCGAACACCATATCATTCAATGTGCTTGGCGGAACAGATACGATTGGTATGAGTTCAGCCCGGATACGGGGGATGAATTTTACCGGTTTCGCCGGGACGCTCGCTGCGGGGTCAAAATTCTTTCACGGCGACCTAACGTTTTCCACGGGCATGACGATTGCTGCAGGTGCGTCTGTGATGACGTTAAGAAACGTGACGTCCGGCTCGTCAAGCACGCTTACGACTAACGGAAAGACTATCAATAATCCGGTTACACAGGACGCCAGCGGAACTTGGGTTCTCGGTGACAACCTGACAATCAATCCGGCCTACGCGCTGACGGTTGACGCGGGGATATTCAACGCCAACGGTAAAAACGTCAGCATCAACAACTTGGCGAGCAGCGGGGCAGTCTCCCGCACGCTAGCAATAGGTTCTGGCACGTGGACCGTTTCGGGTTCGGGCACGGCTTGGAATTGCGCCACCGCGACAAACCTAACTGTGACTGGCGCCGGCGTCATCAGCATGACCAGCGCAAGTGCGAAGACATTCGCAGGCGGCGGTGCGTCATGGCCAACACTCAACCAAGGCGGCGCTGGGGCGCTGACGATCAGTGGGTCGAATACGTTTGCCAACATCACCAACACGGTGCAGCCTTCCACGATCACGCTCACCGCTGGCGCCACGCAGGCTGTCAGCGCCTTCGGCGTGTCAGGCACATCCGGCAACCTTATCACGCTGAACAGCAGCAGCGCAGGTTCTCAAGCTACCTTGAGCGATAGCAGCGGAACCAACAGTGTTTCGTTTGTCTCTATCAAGGATATAAACGCGACCGGCGGCGCTATATGGGACGCACCGACCACAAGCGGAAATATCGACGCGGGTAACAATGTTGGGTGGAATTTTGGTATTCCTTTCACCTATGATATAGAGTTTTCGCCCGCGTTGCGGTCGTTTACGGAAAGGAAACATTTCTAATGGCTATGAACATCAAGGCAGTCACTGCCTGCATGGGCTACCAGCAGATCACGTCGCTGTCCGCCGCGACCGGTCTGACCGTCCCCACCCAAGACAAGCAGGGCAACCTCAAGCAGCCGACTTTCGCGCTGATTATCGCTGAAACGCAAGGCGTTCGCTGGCGCGACGACGGCACTAACCCAACAGCTTCTGTCGGTATGCCTCTCGCAGTAGGCGTCCCGCTTCAGTACGACGGCGACCTTAACGGCATCAAGTTTATCGAGCAGACCGCCAGCGCCAAGCTGAACGTCAGCTATTATTACTGACCAGATTTGACGGCTATACAACTTTTGTTGTAAAGCTGTTGCGACCGTACCGGCGAGGTTCACCGGGAACTCTCAGGAGTTAAACATGGACGACAATGTCCCACTTGAAGCGGAAGTGCCCGCGCCGGAACTGGAAGCCACGGCAGCAATCCAGCCCGAAGACAATCTGACGCCGGAAACGCCTGCCGAGCAGGAAGCATCCAAGACTTTCACACAGGAAGAACTGGACGCCATTGTCGGTAAGCGGCTTGCAAGAGAGCAGCGCAAATGGGAGCGCGAACAGGCTCAACGGATTGCGGAACAGCAGGCTCGGCAGCAGCCGACTGACATCGTTCCGGAGCAGTTTGAGACCTATGAGGATTACGCTGACGCCTTGGCGGAGCGTAAGGCTCAGGAACTGCTGGCTCGCCGCGAAGCGGAACAGCAGCAGCGCGCGTATCTCGAAGCCTATCACGACCGTGAAGAGGTGGCGCGGGACAAGTACGACGACTTCGAACAGGTCGCCTACAACCCGAACCTCCCCGTGACGGAAGCGATGGCCCGAGCAATCCAAGCGTCTGAGATCGGCCCCGACGTGTTGTATCACCTAGGGAGCAGTCCGAGCGAAGCTGCACGCATTTCGCGTCTTGACCCTATCTTGCAGGCTCGGGAAATTGGAAAGATCGAAGCAAGGCTCGCCGCCGAACCTTTGGTCAAGAAAACGTCCAACGCCCCGGCACCGATTGCTCCTGTCACGGCACGCTCCAATGGGGCGCCGCGGTATGACACCACCGACCCCCGCTCAGTCAAAAACATGAGCACGTCGGAATGGATCGAAGCGGAACGGCTGCGGCAGATCAAGAAGTACGAGGCACAACGCAACCGCTAATTTGGGAATACCACCATGTCCAACTCGATTCTTACTATCGACATGATCACGCGGAAGGCTCTGGAAATTCTGGAGAACAACCTCGTGCTCACCCGCAACGTCAACCGTCAGTACGACGACAGCTTCGCAGTGGAAGGCGCCAAGATCGGCTCGACCCTGCGCATCCGTCTGCCTGACCGCGCCCTCGTCACCGACGGCGCTGCCCTTCAGGTGCAGGACGACAACGAGCAGTTCACCACGCTGACCGTTGCCAGTCAGAAGCACATCGGCGTGAACTTCACCACCGCCGAACTGACCATGCAGCTTGACGACTTCGCCGAGCGTGTTCTCAAGCCGCGTATCTCGCAGCTTGCGTCCAGCATCGACGCGGATGTCGCCAACGCCTTCCAGACCATCGGTAACTCGGTCGGCACCCCTGGCACCACCCCCGCCACTTCGGCTGTTCTGCTGGCCGCCCAGCAGAAGCTGAACGAGAACGCCGCTGTGATGTCGCCGCGCTACGCGACCGTCAACCCGGCCGCCAACGCTGGTCTGGTCGAAGGCATGAAGGGTCTCTTCAACCCGACCGACACCATCAGCAAGCAGTTCAAGAACGGCCTGATGGGCACCGGCGTGCTCGGCTTCGACGAGATCAACATGTCGCAGTCGATCAAGCAGTTCACCACCGGCACCCGTAACGCGACCGGCGGCACCACCTCGGCGGCTGTGACCGCCGAAGGCGCCACCACCATCGCCATCACCGGCGCTGGTAGCGGTGCGACTGTCCGTGCGGGCGACGTGTTCACCGTGAACGGCTGCTTCGCTGTCAACCCGCAGACCCGTGAAAGCACCGGCTCGCTGTTCCAGTTCGTCGCTCTGACCAACGTCACGCTGGGCGCTTCGGGCGAAGGCACGATCACCGTGGCTCCGATCTACTCGGCCAACCACGCGCTTGCCACCGTCTCGTCGCTGCCGGCCAACAGCCAAGCCGTCGTGTTCGTCGGCGCCGGTGGTCAGCAGTACGCTCAGAACCTTGTGTACCACAAGGACGCGATCACCTTCGCCACCGCCGACCTTCTGCTTCCGCAGGGCGTCGATATGGCGTCACGTCAGGTCCACAACGGCATCAGCCTGCGCGTTGTTCGTCAGTACGACATCAACAACGACCGTATGCCCTGCCGTATCGACGTTCTGTACGGCTACAGCACCATCCGTCCGCAGATGGCTTGCCGCCTCTGGGGCTAACCTGAACCCGCCCTCGGCTTCGGTCGGGGGCAACACCTTTGAAAGGATACTACCATGACTCTCCCCAATGGTGCCGGCGGTTATCAGGTCGGCGACGGCAACATCAACCAGGCTCTTCTCGGTGTGCAGGCTATTCCGACTGCTTTCACCGGCGCGGCCACGCTCACCCCGCTCAACCTTGAGCAGGGGCTGATCGTCTTCACTTCTGGCAGCGGTGCTAACCTCGC